TCTACAACAACCAGGCGCGCGACGAGAGCAAGGTGGGCGACCCCCTGCTCTTCACCGTATTCCAGACCGTGTTCGCCTCGCTCTACGACGACCGCCTCTCCGCGCTGTTCGAGGGCAACGACGAGGGCGACCAGGACACCGCCGAGAACCTCACCGACCTCGCCGAGCACGACTACCGCGTCATGCAGAAGGACGAGGCGGACTACGAGTGGATATGGGACGCCTGCTTCTTCGGGCGCGGCCTGCTGCTCCTCAACGAGTTCGATAGGAGCGCCGGCGTCATGGCCCCGGTCACCGAGGTCATCGACCCCGTGATGTGGCTGCGCGACCCCCGCGCTACCTCCGTCAACGGCGACCAGCGCGGACGCGGCGCCATGCGCTTCGGCGGCCGCGAGATCAGCCTCGCCAAGTGGGAGATGGAGGCGATACCGGGCTACAAGAACCTCGACAAGCTCAAGAAGGCCAAGGAATACGACAGCGCCACCGACGAGGTGAAGCAGCAGCGCCGCGCCGCCCACGGCGCCTCCGACACCAGGAACGAGGAAGAGGCGCTGGAGGAGAACTACGAATACACCCTCTTGGAGTGGTTCACGACCGTCGGCGGCAAGAAGAAGATCATCACCACGGCCAACGGCAACAAGCTCGTGGTCCGCGAGCAGGAGATAGATGGCGACCGCTGGCCGATCATCGACCGCACCCTCTTCCCCGTCTCGCACGACTGGGACGGCGTCTCCATCCCCGACCTCATCGAGGACAAGCAGCGCGCCCGCGCCAAGATGATCAATCTCGGGCTGGACGCGGCCATCGCGGACCTGCACCCGATGTACCTCTACAACAAGAAGAAGATACGCAATAAGAACGACCTCAACTTCGCGTTCAACAAGATGGTCGGCGTCTCCGGCGACGTGAACAACGCCGTCGTGCCCATGAACAAGGCGTCCGCCGTCACCCAGCAGGTGGAGTACATCAACAACGTGCTGGACGTGGCGGCGCAGAAGGCCGTGGCCGCGCCTGAGATAGCCCAGGGCGTCTCGCCCGCGCAGCAGCGCACGCTGGGAGAGAACGAGCTGGTCGCGGCGGCCCGCAGCGCCCGCAGCTCGCTGTCCGCCGCCATTTTCGGCTGGAGCGAGCGCAGGTTCTGGAACCAGTGGTACTGGCTCTACAAGAAGCACTTCAAGGACGACATCGACGAGAAGATCATCCGCATCAAGGGGCCGCTGGCCACGTCGTGGCGCACGCTCACCCGCGAGAACCTCGTCGCCGAGGTCGACCCCGACGTGTACGTCGAGAGCCTGCGCGTGGCGGAGGCCAACCGCAAGCGCGACTTCGCGGAGTTCTCCGCGTTCGCCCAGATCGCCATGCAGGACCCGCAGACGAACCGCCGCTACCTATTGCGCCGCTTGGGCCGCATCAGCCGCCTGAAGTCGGCCGAGCTGTTCCTCATGTTCCCGCCCACGATCGACGAGCTGAAGGCCGAGGACGAGAACCAGCACCTCAACGACAACAAGTTCGTCGAGCTGAGCGCGTTCGACGACGACGCCGTGCATTTGGAGAAGCACAAGGACGCGGCCTCCACGCCCGCCACCATGGCGCACATCGAGGCGCACAAGAAGATGATGATGCATAAGCGCGAGAACCCGCAGGCATTCCCGCGACCGGCCCTGCAGCAGCCCGGCATGGACCTCAATCCCGTGTCCGCGCCGCAGCCGGCGCCGCAGAAGTCCACAGCGCCTATCGGCCAATCGTTCGCGCAATAAAATATGGATGGTACTATCGAACTAACGACTGAAGAGAAGAAGGCGCGCATAGCGGCCTTGCAGGATCTTCAAAACGCTCCGGGCTGGAAGATCATCCGCGAGGAGATTAGCCAGGACATCGCGATCACCGAGGCCAAGCTCTTCGGCGAGGCGCCGCTTGCGGACGGCGAGACCGTCGAAGGCTTGCGCCGCGAGCGCATCGACCGCATGGAGCTGCGCGACCTGCCGCAGAATCTCATCGAGGAATACGCGGAGGACGAGCCGGAGGATATATCGCAGGAAGTGTACGACTGAGGCATTGAGCGCTGTCCGCTAACCCCGAGTTACGTGGGCAGCACTCAGTCCCCCAGGACTGTCCCGGCCGCAGTAAGGCCGAGTTATCAATCCGCAGAGGGCCGTCTCGGCATTTCGGTCCAACGCGCGTAATCAGAAACTACTATGCCAGATGAAATTATCGACCCGGCACCCGTTGAGGAGCCGACTGTCGAGACGCCGGCGCCGGAGCCTGTAAACCCGGAAGAGCCCGAGCCAGCAGCGGACCCCGCTCCTGAGCCCGAGCCGGAGGACGAACAGCCTCTCGTGCGCACTGACTGGCGCGCCGAGTACTTCAAGGGGAAGCAGCGCGGCACCGTAACGCCACCTCGGCCGCACACCGAGGCCCCAACCCCGGCGGATGAGCTTCGCAGCGTCATCCGCGAGGAGCTGGAGCCGATCGCGCAGTCGTTCGCCAAGTCGAAAGACGAGGAAGAACTGCAGGCGACGCTCTCTAAGTACCCCGAGGCCAAGAAGATCGAAAAGACGGTCCGCCGATACATGGAGAACCCCGCCTACGCGCAGGTCCCGGTCGACTTCATCGCGCGCGCGCTTCTCGGAGCAAAAGAAGGCGCCAAGAAGAAAGCCGACGACGAGGCGCGCGGCACCCGACAGGGAGGCCACACGCGCCGCCCGACCGAGACCAAGACGAAGTCCGCTTGGGATATGACGGAGGAGGAATTCCAGAAATCCGTCACCAACATCATGAGAGGCAAGGCCCAATAATTTAGCAGTTAATTATCCAATCACTTGAACACTACCAGTACCGTTCCCGATGCCGTATCGACGTTCTACGACCGCAAGATGCTTACCAAAGCGCGGCCGCTGCTCGTCCACGGCAACTGGGCGCAAGTGCGCGACATCCCGCGCAATGGCACCGACAATATCCGTTTCCGCAGGTACTCGCTCCTGACCCCGGACACGACCCCGCTCGTGGAAGGCGTCACCCCGAGCTTGGACACGCTTTCCGTGACCAACATAGACGCGACCGTGCAGCAGTACGGCCGCGGCTTCCTGCTCACCGACAAGCTCCAGTTCACGACGCTCGACCCCATCCTCATGGAGGTCGCGGACATCCTGGGCGAGAACGCCGCTAACACGCTCGACCAGCTCACCCGCGACGAGCTGTCGACCACCACGACCATCCAGTACGCCTCGACCGCGACCTCCAACAGCGAGGTCACGTCGGCCATGAAGATCACCAAGGCCGAGGTGCAGGAGGCCGTGCGCACGCTGAAGAACAACAACGCCAAGAAGATCACCTCGATGGTGGACCCGTCTAACGGCTACAACACGTCGCCGATACCCGCCAGCTTCGTCGGCATCGTCCATCCCAACACCACCTACGACCTCAAGAACATCGACGGCTTTATTCCGGTTGAGAAGTACGGCCAGCGCGCGGCTATGCCGGGCGAGGTAGGCTCCCTTGATGAGGTTCGCTTCATCGAGACCACCAACGCCAAGGTCTACGCGTCGGCAGGCGACAGCTCGATCGACGTATACGGCACCATCATCATGGCTGCCGACTTCTACGCCATCTCCCGCATCGCGGGCGAGGCCATGAAGAACATCGTCGAGGGTCCCGGCGGCAACTCCGACCCGTTCCGCCAGCGCCAGACTTCCGCATGGAAGGCGACGTTCGTGGCCACCATCCTCAACGATGCGTTCGGCCTCTCGCTGCGCCACGCGGTCTCGTAGCATTACTCTCTAACGCACTAATCCATGGCTAAAACGAAGAAAGACGAGGAGGAGAAGATTGAAGAGACCGACCTCGACACCTCTCCTGAAGAGGAGGACGAGGCGAAGTCTCCCGAGGAGATTGCGCCCGCGCCGGCCCCCGCGGCTGCCCTGAAGCTCGACGCGCACGCTCCGATGGGGAGCAAGGCGCGCGCGATGAAGGAGAAGCTCGCAGGCGAGCGCAAGGTTAGCGTCTTCATCCCGCTCGCGGCAGGAGAGAAGTCGGGCGTGACCCAGTCCGTCGTCCTCAACGGCTATCCGATGTACATCCGCAAGGGAACGTACGTGGAGGTGCCGCAGTCCGTGGCCGACGTGCTGGCGGTAAAGCTCAGGCACAAGATGACCATCGAGAACCACCCGAGCCGCATCACCGGCGAGGGCGACGTTCCGATGACCCGCTACGGCAACTAACAGATAACTAGATTCGCATGGCAATTACATCAACTCAAAACAACGGCGACGCTATCGTCCACTCCGCATCAGGCGCGTGGTCGGATAGCACAGGAACGCCGGCGCTCGCCACGCTGACGCTGGGCTTTACGCCCCGCTACGTCTGCTGGCTCAATGCCACGGACCGCATCCAGTACGAGTGGTTCGACGGCATGGCCGCAGGCACTACGCTCAAGACGGTCGCCGCCGGCACCCGCACGCTCGACACCGCCGACGCCGCCATCTCGGTGGACGGCGGAACAGTCACTATCGCTGCTGCTGCAATCCTGCAGAGCAAGGCGAACTACTGGGTCGCCACGGCCTAGTTCCGCATCCCCTCAGTCCCTCTGCCCTGCGGGACTGGGATGGGCGCGGAAATTATCAAACTCACCTATCAATCATGGAACAGCATCTCCTCAGCGCAGTCACCGCAACGACTACCTCCTCCGCCTTCAGCGTCGAGCGGTTCAGCCGCATCGGCCTCCAGCTCACCGCCTCGGGCATTTCCGCCGGCAACGGCGTCTTTACCGTCGAGGGGACGGTAGACGGCACCAACTGGGTCGCGCTCAACACCATCATCGACAACGTCACGAACACCAACGCCCAGAACTACACGCGCGTAGCCTCCAAGACGCTCAGCTCCGACGGCTCGGCGCTCGTGTGGCTCCTCGACCTTGCGCTCAAAGCCATCCGCGTGAAGGTCACCTACACTACCGACGGCGCTTATTCGGCTCACGTCATCGCCAGCTAGCCCATGAACGCCGTCCAGCTTGCCAGCCTCATCCGCGCGAAGACCCGGACGACCTCCGCTACTTTCTCGGACGCCGACATGCTGGTGTACGTCAACACGTTCAAGGACGAGATAGCCGGCCGCATCCAGCAGGAGCGGCAGGACATCTGGAATATGCCGGCGACGTTCGACCTGGAGGCCGACAAGCGCGAATACGCCTTCCCTGACGACGTGCTCAACAGCATCGTCTCGCTGGAGCTGAAGTTCACGGCGAGCGGCGATTACGTGCGGGCGCGCGCGCTACAGGCACCTGCCGATTTTGCGCTCTCAGAGGCTCAAATCGCCGCGTACCACTCCAACCTCGCGCCCTGGTATTTCGTGCGCCGCAGGGCCGTATACGTCCTCTCAGGGGCCATTACAGCGGTCACTGCCGGCGGGAAGCTGGTCTACAACGCCTTTCCCGCGAGCTTGGCCGACCTAACGGGCACCACTGACCTCTCCATCGACCCCTCAACCACCACGCACGGCTTCCCGCGCGAATTCCATGAGCTGCTGGCCCGCCGCGTGTCGATTGAATACAAGGACATCAACGGCATGCAGTTGAGCACCAAGGAGCTGGCGTACGACCAGGACTTGGAGCGCAAGCTGGACGAGTTCTCGACCGCCGACCTGAGCCAAGTCTTCACCGCCTCGGTGCCTGACGGCGCATCAATGGGCGACGAAGGCTTCGATCTGTAAACTATGACCACCACCTACACCAAACTTGCCAAAACAGCGACGAGCTTCACCAAGGGCGTGAAGGCGGCTGTCGAGTACGTGAAGGAAGGGCTGACCAGCTTCCTGCTCAAGGAGGACGGCGACTACCTGCTCTTGGAGAGCGGCGGCAAATTCATCTTCACCCAGACCGACGGAGGCAAGACGGCGACCGTCTACACCAAGACACCAAAATAATTTATGGCCGACAAGCGCATCACAGAACTCGATACACTGACGCCGGTAGACAATTCCGATTGGGTTGCCGTCGTTGATGTTTCCGACACTACGGATGGCCCCAACGGCACCACCAAGAAGGCGGCGCGCTCCGATTTCAAAGGCGACAAGGGAGACACCGGCGCAAAGGGCGACACCGGAGCGACAGGCCCGGCAGGAGCGGATGGCGCCGACGGTACGAACGGTACCAACGGATCGGATGGAGCGGACGGCGCCGACGCTTTCGTCTACATCGCCTACGCCAGCGACGACAGCGGCACCGGCTTTACGACGACCTTCGATGCCGCACTCGATTACATCGCAGTCAAGAGCACTACGACCGCAATAGCGTCGCCTGCCGCTTCGGATTTCACCGGCCTCTGGAAGAACTACAAGGGCGCGACCGGGGCCACGGGCGCAACGGGACCGACCGGCCCCGCAGGCGCGGACGGAACGGGCACCGGCGACATGCTCGCCGCCACCTATGACCCGACGAGCGTCGCCGGAGACGCCTTCGCCATGGACAACATGGTCGAGGGCACTGATACCAAAATCCTCACGGCAGCAGAGCGCACGAAGCTTTCCAATACCTCCGGCACCAACACGGGCGACCAGGCCCTCGCCGCGACTTTCGTCGTTGCCAGCTCGGGAGGAAACTACACCGATATCCAGTCCGCCCTCGACGCGGTAGGCTCCAGCGGCGCCACCATCTACGTCTCCGACGGGACGTACACCGTCACCTCGGGCCTGCTCATCAAGAAGAGCCGCACCCGCATCATGTGCGGCGGCGGGGCCATCATCCAGTGCGACGGGGCGACCATCGGCACGCTCATCTCGGTCAGCACGACGGGGCTTTCGCAGATAACGATAGACGGCGGCAAGTGGCTCCAGACCAACGCCACAGTACAGGGCACGGGCTTCGACTTCTCCGATACCGCCAACTCGTGGTTCCGCAACCTCCGCATCGAGGGCTTCGGCACGGGCTTCAGCCTCGTGGATACGGCGAGCACGACCTTCTACAACTCGCTGCGCGACAGCGTGATATTCGACTGCAACACGGGCATCAGCATCGGGGGGTCGCAGGCCAACCAGAACATCTTCGACAACGTGCGCATCCGCCCGAAGGCGGGTGCCGGCGGCGCGGGCATCGCCGTCGCGGACGGTCGCGGCCTCACCTTCTCCCACTGCGATATCGAGCCTTCGACCGCGACGGGCATCACGGGCGTCTCCCTGGACGCCACGTCCCGCGAGTGCACCTTCCTCAACTGCTGGATAGAGAACAACGCGACGGGCGTGTCCATCGCGTCGGGGGCCAACCGCATCACGTTCATAGGCAGCTCCATTACCGCGAACACGGCGAATATCTCCGACAGCGGCACCAACACGGTGTTCCTTAATACCAACGTCGGCGGCTCGCTTCGCAACCAGCTCGGCACCGTATCCGGCCTGGTCGTGGGGACGGACGTTCAAGCGTACGACGCCGACCTCACAACCTGGGCCGGCAAGACTGCGCCCACAGGAACGGTAGTCGGCACGAGCGATACTCAGACCCTCACCAGCAAGACGCTCACCAGCCCGAGCATTTCCAGCCCCACGATCACCTCGCAGTGGGGCTTCGGCGCTCACACCGCATACTTCACCGAAACGGACAACGGCAACTCCGGCACGGCCGACACGATAGACTGGGGCACGTCCAACAAGCAGAAATCTACGCTCACCGGCAACTGCACGTTCACTTTCACCGCGCCGAGCGGCCCCTGCACGCTGCTCTTGAAGCTCGTGCAGGACGGCACCGGATCGCGCACCGTCACATGGCCTGCGGCGGTTCATTGGCCGGGCGGCACCGCGCCCACGCTCACCACGACGGCAAGCAAGGTGGACATCATCAGCTTCTATTATGATGGAAGCGTATATTTTGGAAATTCGTCATTGAATTATGTTGCATAAAGGACCACCAAAAACGGGTAGAACATTCGACTGTAGAACATGCGGTACTATCTTCTATCGCCCTGGTTGGCAAATAAGACGAGATGGCGAGCATAGGCAGAAGTACTGCTCACTTGGTTGCCGCCGACAAACCGCCCACAGCCGAGCACAAAACCGTATCGCGCATATCGGCCGCCCCGCTTGGAACAAGGGCACAATTGGCGTTATGAAACCGAATGCGACCAGTTTCAAATCCCAAGGCAAATCTACAGAAAACGAACTCCTACGAAAATCGGCAGAGATGCGGGTCTGGCGACGCCATGTTTTTACACGCGACGATTATACCTGCCAAGCGTGCGGACAGCGCGGCGGCAAACTTCATGCTGACCACGAACTACCGTTTTCGCTCTTTCCAGACTTACGATTTGAAATCCTGAATGGCCGTACTTTATGTGAGGAATGCCACAAACAGACACCATCCTTCTTCAAGAATATTTACCAGCTTCGAGCTACGTACTTCGGAAACTCAAGCCTCAACTACACCGCATAACCTATGGCCTGGAGTTACGAACAACTATTCAACACCCTCACGACGGCCGATCTTAATGGGCAGGATTCGTGGAGCGGCGATACTGCTTTTGACGTTGTAACGACCGGGACGCCCTACGAAGGCACCAAGCACGTTTCCGTCGTCCACGACGCCGACAGCACTATTGCGATCTCGCGCTCGGTGACGGGCGTGTCGGCGGGGGTTATCTATTTCTCAGTCAAGATAAACCGGACGGCAGGCACCACGCGCGGGAGCTTCCAAATCTACTCGGGCGCGACGCTGGTGGGCCGCATCTTCGCTTTTTATACCGGGGCAAGTAACCGTATCCAGATGCTTACCAATGACGCGGCCACTTGGATCGACCTCAATGCGAGCATTTCTAACAACACCTATTACCGCATCGGCGTCGAGTACGACCACGCGAACCAGCCCAACAAGTACCGCGCCAACATCAATAACGGCGCGTTCACATCGTGGTACGGCATGAGCGGGACGCCGTCTTGGACGAACGTAGATAAGATCCAGCTGACGCACGATGGCAATAATGCCTCTGGCTCCGGAACTATATTTTTCGATGCCATAAGCCCGAACTACGCGCTCGGCGGTCCGGGAGGCGACAACTTCATGATGGGCGCAAATTTCTAATGTATGAATCTCTTCCCTAACGGCATCAAAGGGCTTAGCGACTCCAAATGGAGCGGGGTTATTGGCAGTGCCTACCGGCTTGTCGGCATCGACATCCACTCGACGCCCGGCCTCATCAAAGTCCACCAGAAGCTCACCAAGAATTCCGGCGCGACGGTCGACGAGCTGTGCAAGCAGCGTATCGCGGTATCCGACGGCTCGACGCTCTGGTTCTCCTCGGAGAGCGGAAAGATTTGGCGCGAGAGCGCAGGTGTTTGGACGCTCAAGCATACGACCGTGCCGACCGACGGCGGGGCCGCGTGCCTCGGCGCGCACGAGTTCGAGCACTGGGTCTACTGGGCCACGGAGAGCTACATCCACCGCATCCACGTTGACGATATCGGCGGCGATTGGGCCAGCTACGTCTACGACAACTATCTCGCCTTCGCCAACGGCGACGACACCTATCACCCGATGCTGGAGCAGAACCTCGACCTCTTCATCGGTGATAAGACCAATATTTCCAAGATTGCCGCGCCAACGACAGCAGATGCCAATCCGAGCGGAACGCTCACCACCACGTTCAGCGGTTCCGTCAAATGGGACGCGCTCGGCTTCCTCATCAATCCGTCCGAGTCGGCGTTTCCGAAGATCACAGCCTCGGTGCGGGAAGATTACCCGGAAGCCGGTACGTTCAGCTTCAACTCCCTCGTCGTGGGCGGCGGCGGCGGAGGCGGCGCTGGCGGCTTTATCGAGACTGCCCATACCGGCGTTGCCGAGGGCAGCTACGCCGTCACCGTCGGCGGCGGCGGCGCGGGAGGCTCCAGCGGCGGCGTCGGGGGCAGTAATGGCTCTTCATCGTCCATTGGCGCCTTAGTTACTGCTGCGGGCGGCGGCGGAGGCGGTTCTGGCACCGCAGGTTCGAACGGCGCATCCGGCGGCGGAGGCGGAGGCGGCGCTTTTAGCGGCGGTACCGGTACGGTCGGTCAGGGAAAAAACGGCGGCGCGGGCGTCACGAATGGCTCAGGAGGCGGCGGCGGAGGCGGAGGCGGCGCGAGCGCAGCAGGAAGCGACGGCTCCGGTACGACTGGCGGCGGAGGCGGCGCTGGTTTGTCCAGCTCTATCTCAGGCGCGGCGGTGACCTATGCCGCCGGCGGCGCGGGAGGCTCCAGCAGCGGTGGAAGTGCAGGAACGGCCAACAGGGGCAATGGCGGTCAAGGAGGCGGTAGCTCTCTGACTGGCGGCGCGGGAGGCTCCGGCGTTGTCATTATTTCCTATCCGACCGGCAGCATGACCGCGACGGGCGGCACGATTACGACCTCCGGCGGCAATACCGTCCATACGTTCACCGCCAGCGGGACATTCGTGATTACCCGCTCCACCCTCACTAAGTCCATCACGGTTCCGGCGGGCCACAACAAGGCTCTCTTCGTGATAGCGGCGAGCTATAGCGCCGTGGACGTGTCGGGCGTCACCTTCGATGGCGACGCGTTGACCTCTGTCTTTGCCGGAGGCAACACCATTAGCGGCACCACGTTCACGTATCGCCTATTTAAGCTCGTCAACCCGGAAGCGAAAACCGGCGACGTGGTGGCGACGTGGGCAACTCCTACCTCGGACATGTTCCTCCATGCATTCGTCTGCGACGGCGTCGACCAGACCTCTCCCATCATAGGAAGCCTAGACAACAGCGGCACTTCGACAACGGCGAGCGTCACGCTCGATTCGACCACGGACTATCAGCTGCGCGTCGCTACAGTCATTTCAGAGGCCGCCGGGTTCACGGTGGACGGCTCGATGACTACGGTACTGGCCGGCGACAACAGCTTCGGCACCGAC